CTGCAGGCGTTAAAACTTTTATGGACAAAATTGTCCGACCAGAAATTAAACCTCGCGACTACCAATATCGCGCAGTCTACGAAGCTATTAAATATAACAGAAAACTTTTACTTTCGCCTACGGGTAGTGGTAAGTCTCTGATGATTTATTCCCTCGTCAGATACTACACTGCTACCAGCAAGAAGACGCTCATCATCGTGCCTACTACGTCCCTGGTAGAACAGATGGTCAATGACTTTAATGACTACGGATGGAATGCTGACGATCATGTGCATAAGATTTATTCGGGCAAAGATAAGAATACTGACAAACCAATTATTATTTCCACCTGGCAGTCAATCTACAAGTTCCCCAAGAGATACTTTGATGACATTGACTGTGTTATCGGTGATGAAGCACACCTATTTAAGTCCAAGTCACTCACTGGAATTATGACTAAACTACACAATGCCAAGTACCGTTTCGGTTTTACTGGAACACTTGATGGTAGCAAAACGCACAAGTGGGTACTAGAGGGATTGTTTGGAGATTGTGAGAGAGTTACTAAAACAGATGATCTAATTAAATTAGGATACCTGTCTAAGTTTAGAATCAAAGTACTGCTTTGTAAACATGCTCCGCAACACTTTGAATCATATCATGATGAGATGGAGTACCTAGTTGAACACAAAGGAAGAAATAACCTGATTAAAAATCTGGTTAATGATTTAGAAGGTAATACTCTTGTCCTCTTCAACTATGTAGAGAAGCACGGAGAACCACTTTACGACTTAATAAATAATACCATAGACCCTGAACGAAAACTCTTTTTTGTTCACGGTGGAACAGATGTAGAAGACCGAGAAGAAGTTCGTCAGATTACTGAGACTGAGGACAACGCTATTATTATCGCATCATATGGCACCTTCTCAACAGGTATCAACATCAAACGTTTACATAATATTATCTTTGCTTCCCCCAGCAAATCACGAATCCGTAATCTCCAGTCCATCGGACGTGTCCTCAGGAAAGGTGACGGCAAAGATATGGCAACACTATACGATATCGCTGATGACATCGGCGGACAAAATTATACCTTGAGACATCTTAATGAAAGAGTCAACATTTATAATGACGAAAACTTTAAGTATGAGGTTATTAAAGTAAACCTTAGAGCTGGATAATATGGAAGAAGAATTCCTAGCAACTATAAAATTAGTAACAGGCGAAGAGATTGTATCCAAAGTCTCTTACATGCCAGACGATGACAGTCTCGTTTTAGAAAACCCTATGGAAGTTACTTATATTGATCAACAAAAAAGAGCGGCGCGAGTAACGGGGTTCTCACTGACTGAATGGATTCACTCAACTTTTGATCACATGTTTGTTTTACCAAAGCAACATGTCCTTACGATGACAGAAGTTGAAGACAAACGAATTGAAAAGTTCTATAATGAGTCAGTTGAAAAACACATCAATCAATTGACAACATTCAAAGAATCTTTTGAACCCCAAAAGTTCTCCCGCAAAATGGGAAACCTAGGTTCTATCAAAGAAACAAAAAAGTCTTTAGAGGATTTATTTAATAGAAGCTAATAGCTACAACTTCTCTTGAACCCTGACAGAGTTAGTCTACTAAGTTTATGAGCAGTTGTCAAGCCTTGACAATTGGTTTGTTATGAACTAAACTTAAAACATCAATCAAAGTTCTCATGAAGAAAAAGACAGAGTATTACGTCAACAATAAAGAATTCCTTGAGGCGATCTCTGTCTATCGGAATAAAGTGATTGCTGCTAAAGAAGCAGGAAAACCAAGACCACGTGTCCCAAACTACATCGGTGAGTGCTTTCTGAAGATTGCTACACACCTATCATACAAACCAAATTTTGTCAACTACATGTTCCGTGAGGACATGATTTGCGACGGTATTGAGAACTGCCTGCAGTACATTGACAACTTTGATCCAGAGAAATCCAAAAACCCCTTTGCTTATTTTACTCAGATCATCTACTATGCTTTCTTGCGTAGGATCCAAAAAGAAAAGAAGCAGATGGAAATTAAGACTAAAATTATTGAACGTTCTGGATATGATGAAGTCATGCACACTGACAGATACGAAGGTAATATGTCAGGTATGAACGCTTCATATTCAGACATGGGTAGCATCAAAGAAAACATTGAAATTAAAATGAACCGATGAGCACTAGAACTTTCGTAGACAGTAAAGGTAACACTTGGGAATGGGAGGAAACTAAAGAAGTAAAAGAAGCAGTAGAAAAACTGCATAGAACAATTAGTGAACTTGAAAAAACCGCACCTGACTATGGAGTTGGTAAGTGAGTGAGCATCCAGAAATTGCAGAACATGAATGGTTTGACACACCGTATGGAGAATTCCGTGTTGAACAGAAACGCTTTGGAACGTGGTCTAGCTATAGCAAGGATGGCACGCCTCTCATCACCTCACTCACGAGGGAAGTTTGTATTTCAGGAACAAGATTTCACATGGAAGGTGTTGCCACTAACTGGGCAAACGCTATCACATCCAAACCATTTGATGGAACCGTTGGAGGAAAATTATGAAGATCGCTCTGATCACAGACCAGCATCTTGATGGACGTAAAGGTTCTCTAGCGTTTTGGAATTATTTTCAAAAATTCTATGACGAGATCTTTTTTCCTACTCTTGAAAAAGAGGGTGTCCGCACCATCATTGATCTGGGCGACACTTTTGATAACAGAAAGTCTATGGACTTTAATACTTTTAATCGTGTTAATGAAAATTATTTCAAACGATTGAAAGATTACGAGGTCCACATGATTCTGGGTAATCATTGTACTTATTATAAAAACACCAACAGAATCAACTCGCCAGAGTTGCTGCTAGAACAATATAAGAACATCAGGATTTATTCTGAACCAAAAGAAATTCTTCTTGGTGGGAAAGTTTTTCTGATGATGCCATGGATTAATCAAGAAAACAAAGAAGAATGTTTGAGATTGATTGCTGGCAGTGAAGCAGATATTATGTGTGGTCATCTTGAGTGTGATGGTTTTGAAGTCACACCAGGCATGAAGTTTGACGGAGGTTTCAAAGTCTCCGATTTTAAAAACTTTAAGCGTGTATGGTCTGGACATTTCCATCACAAATCAAAGCATGGTAATGTTCAATACCTAGGCAACCCATATCAGATGTTTTGGAATGATTATAAAGACACTCGCGGATTCCATATCTACGATACTGAAAGTGACAAGCTTAAGTATATCAAGAACCCGTTTGAAATCTTCGACAAAATCTTCTATGACGACACCAGTGTGGACTACAACAAACAAGATGTGTCTGATTATAAGGACAAGTACATCAAGCTCATCGTTGAAGAGAAACGAGACTACCAAATGTTTGAAACATTGGTTGATCGTCTTTACAACGTAGGTGCTCATGACGTTAAAATTGTTGAAACACTAGTTGACGCAGACAGTGTAGATGATGTAGAATTAAATACGAAAGACACATTGACCTTGTTGTCTGAATACATTGATGAGATTGATCTACAGGTAAGTAAATCCGACCTGAAGAAACTAATGCAATCTCTCTACATAGAATCATGCGAAGTTACGTAGATGAATGTTCATAATCACACTGAGAGATCAACCATCTGGGATCTATTCCGTCTTCAATGAAAAGGAAGATCGGATAATTCCTATTTTTGAAGAAGAAGATGATGCTCTTAGGTATCTTTTTCATCTTGAAGAAGACGATGACACTCCTGACCTAGAAGTTGTTGAGGTTGACAATGAAGCAATCGTACTCGCATGTAGATCACAAGGTCAAAAATTTTCTGTTATAACAGCTGACGACTTTATAATCCCACCCGCAGATTTAGAATGATTATCTTTGAAAAAATCCGTTGGAAGAATTTCCTCTCTACGGGTAATGTGTTCAGTGAAGTAGATTTAGAAGCAGGCAGAACAAATTTAATCGTTGGAACTAACGGAGCAGGTAAGAGCACCATTTTGGATGCTCTTACTTTTTCTTTGTTTGCAAAACCATTTCGTAAAATCAGCAAGAGCGCATTGGTTAATACTATCAATGACAAAGATTGTTTAGTTGAAATTGAATTTCGCATTGGTAAAGTAGAGTACAAAGTTGTTCGTGGTATCAAACCAAACAAGTTTGAAATCTATCAGAATGGTCAACTTTGGAATCAAGAAAGCACCGTTGTAGAACAGCAAAAGAATTTTGAGAACAATGTTCTTAAGATGAACTACAAATCATTCACGCAGATTGTTGTGTTGGGATCATCTACATTCGTCCCATTCATGAAACTGCCTGGTGGTCAACGTCGTGACATCATTGAAGACATTTTGGATATCCAAGTGTTCTCTACGATGAATGTTCTTCTCAAAGATAAGATGAGAGAGA